ACTTCGACGGTAAGGCTATCGCCGATGCGATCGTCACCGGTTGCGCTCAAGGCACGTTGATGGGTTTGCAGCAGTTGCAGCGCGAGGTGAAGACGACCTTGAGTCAGGCCGGCACCGGAATCAAATGGCCGGGACTGCCGACCCGTTCGAGCGCTCCGGGTCGACCGCCGGTTTCGCAGACCGGAAACCTTCGTCGCTCGTGGCAGACCGGTCAGCCGCAACGCGTCACAGCCGGTCGGCGTCTCGGCTGGGCGATCGGCTCGAATCAGCCGTATGCAAAGTTGCTTGAGTTCGGATCGGCTCGGATCTTCTCCCGACCCTATCTCCGACCGTCGATCCGGACGATCGCCAAGACGCTTGGTGCGACCGTGAGTGCGCAGATCGGAAAGGCCTTGAAGCAAGCCGGATTCAGATCACGATGAAACCGATCCTCGACACGCTCGCGGCCGCGATCACGTCCTCGGCGGCGACCTCGTGGTTCCAAGGCTTCGGCGGTCGCGTCTACGTCAACGAGGCGCCGGCCAACGTCGCGCTTCCGCTCTGCGTCTACGGCGTCGCCGAGCACTCGATCACCCAGACGTTCGGCTCCGACCGCGAGTCGATCGTCATCGAGTTCACGCAATATCACCCACACTCGTCCGGCCTGGCGGTCGCGGCATCGGCGGCCGAGAAGCTGCATACGCTGCTCGACAACAATCCGCTTACCGCGACCGGGTATGATCGGGTCGTCATTCGCGCCGAATCTCGGGGCGTTCCCGCGATGGAAGACGACGCGATCCGGACGGACTCGCGGTTCAGGATTCAGGCTCTCAAGACCTGACAGGTGCAAGCATGAGTTACCTCGTTGGCAACGATGGCGGCGTGTCGCTCGGGACGAACTATGTTGTCCAGTTGAACGTCTGGAACGCGACATTCTCGCGGCAGACCTCGGACATCACCGGCTTCGGCGACTACGGTCGGCGACGACAACTCGGCGTCCACGACTGCACCGGATCGGCCGGCGGGTTCCTGCGTGCCGATACTGCGAACTCGGCTCCGAACCTGGGCGGTACCGCGGCCACGGCCACGAGCGTAGTCGACTGGTCGAGCACCGGATCGACGATCACGCTGCACGCACGAGGCTCAGGAACGGCGACGGCCGCTACTTTCTGCACTTGGCAGATGCCTGCGGTCATCTCCGACGCAGCCGTTTCCGTTACCAAGACCGGAGACGCTGCGATCTCGTTCAACTTCGCGCTTTCCGGCGGTCAGATTCCCGTGGAGACCTGGGACGAATCGTGAGGCTCTGGCCAACAACCGTACTCACGAAGCAAGACTGGATCGCGGAGATCACGTTCAACGACGGAACAAAGAGCCGCATCGGCATCTCGCCGCAACTCAAAGAAGACGAGGCGATCGCCAAGGTTTACGAGGTCATCGGCTGGAGAAACAAGACTCGGCAGGTAGTCAAGATCAGACTGGCGCGTCGTGAAACTGAGTCCAGTTGGATCGAACTGATGCACGCGGAGAACCGAGGGAGGCTCGTCAAGTGAAGACCGTAGAGATCGTGTCCGGATTCCGGGCGCCGCTATTGACCGTTGCGGACATGATGGAGATCGGCGAGGCCGCCTGGGACGATGAACGGAAGGCGCTCCTTGCGGACCTCGAGGTCGCAGGCGCATCGGCCGAGCAGAGGCTTGCCGCGCTTCGGGAGCAGTCGCTCCGCAAGGGTACGGCGCTCGTGCTCCTCATCGCGACCATGCGTCTCGACGTCGCGTCCGACGTCATCCGTCGAGCGGCGTTCCGTGCCAAGCAAGATCCCGACGAGATCCTTGCCAGGCTCACGCCGGCGGAGATCGTCGAGCGTGCCCAGAAACTTTGCGGCTACGAGAGATCCGACGAGGGAAACGCACAGGGTCCGGCGGCGACGGCCTGAGCCGCACGGACTGGATCGGTACGGCCGCCTTCGTGGCACGCTACGCGCCCGGCTTCGGGAACCCGCTCGACCTGCCGATCGACGTGTTCGCGGCGATCGTGGAAAGCGTCTCCGATATGATCCAGTCCGAGCACGGAGACAGCGGCCGGGCCGCGGTCGATCGTGAGATGAGGCGCATGCTTGGCTGAGAACCCGTCAATCACAGTCCAGGTCCTCGCCGACATCAAGGCGCTTACGACCGGCATGAAGGAAGGCGAGCGGATCGTCGGCCAGACCACGGCGACGATGGCGCAGTCGGTCGACAAGGCCGATCTCGGCAACCGGTTCGCGAAGCAGGCGCAGGGATTCACGAAGGCCGCAGGCGCGATGACCTTTGCGCTTCAGGAGTTCGACCGCGAAGGCGCGAATGTCATATCGAGGACCGAGGCCATCGGCCAATCCTTGATGATGACCGGCTCGAAGTTCGGAGCGGTCGGCGGAAGCATGGTCCAGCTCGGCATCGCTCTCAACGAGGTGTTTACCGGGACGCAGGCGGCTGCGCGCGCGATGGCCGAGGAAGTCGCGACGATGGAATCCAAGTCGAGGTTCCAGGCCGAGACGCGGGATCTCGAACGGCAACTGGACATCTTGAAAGAAACAGATCCAGTCAAGAAAGCCGAACTTGAAATGGCAAGGGAACTCGCCAAGATCCGGCGCGAGGCGATCGAACTCGATGCGAAGGGAGCGGACGCGGCCGCTCGTGAGATGATCCGAGCAAAGGAGTTGCTTGCGATTGAGCAGGGTCGGCAGAAGATCGAGGAAGCCAGAAACAAAGCAGCCAAGGATGCCGCACAAGTTTCGCAGGCCGGAGCGGTAGGTTCGATCACGACGAGTCTCGGCGGTACCTTCAACTTCGCACAGAACGCGATCCTAAACGGCATCCAGTCCGTCGCGATCAAGCAGCACGCGGTACAGCAGAACATACTTGCGGCAGCGAAAGACATCCTCAACGTGCTGCGTAACGGAGGCGTCGCGATCACATGAGCCTGCAAGTCGTCGAGCAACTGAACAGTCGATCCGTTTCCCGGACGCAAGGGAAGTTGCGCGGTACGCGTGTCTTCCATGTCTTCGACGATACGACGCCGCTCACCACGCCGAACGAGGTGTCTTCGCTCTTCGGTGCCGGCGGCCTGCCGTACTACGGCGAGCCGTTTCCCGGTACGTCCGGTCTCGGTGCGATCGACTGGAACATCGAACTCGCGGACGGCCATCGCGATCTCTGGATCGTCACGTGGCAATACCAGGAGGTGGCCGGAGGAGGCGTGCAGCCTCCCGGTCCGGATGAGGTCACAGATCCGGCCGCTCCCGGATACATCGAGGTGAACGCGACGCTATCGGCCGCTCACGTCGATATCTGGCGTGCGCTGAACCGCGCGACCATGGACGCGAACTCGCTGCCGAACAGCACGGCCCATCCGCTCGGCGTTCCCGACGCTCGCGACATCAGGGGAACCCATGTTGATTCCGCCGGCTATCCGGTCTCGTTCATCCTGCGGCAGTTCGAACTGAACATCACGCTTGTCCGCGAGGGAAAGTTCGACATCCAGAAGATGCTCGCCTTCGTCTGGAAGCGGAACTCGACGGCGTTCCTGACCTGTCCTGCCGGCTCGCTCATCTACTGCGGATGCTCGGCGAACCGCATCGGCGAACGCAAGTTCCAATACAACCACAAGTTCATCTTTGACGAGTGGTACCACATGAGGCAGTCGCCGGGACGACGAGCCGATGGCGAGATATACCTCGCGAACCATCCACAGGTATCCGGCATCAAGGTCGCCGAGTACGTCCGGTTCATCCAGCCGTTCCCGGATCTGACCGAACTCCGCAGCATCGACACGCTCTTCAGCAAGGTCACTTGACATGCCGAACGAAATCACCATCTCGCAGCGTCTCCAGATCACGAAAGAGAACCTGCAGTTCCTGTTCGCTCCCGACACGAAGTCGGCCGACCTGGCGAGCGTTGCCAGTGCGGGAGGAAACCAGCAGATCGGCACCACGGCCGAGGCGCTGGATCTCAATACCGACGTCGCCGCGAACGGGATCGCCTACTTCAAGAACCTCTCGACCTCCATCCCGGTCGAGATCGGCATCTCCGCATACTCGCAGACGACGGCTGCGACG